GCGTCTATTTCGCCTTGTGTGTGTAGAAGGCTGTTTCCGATGCTTGCCGTTTGGATAAAGTATTGGGCGATTGATCCCGTATCTTCTGCGGTGGCTGTTTTCCCGTCTAAGCCTGTGACTACGGCGCGGTTGATTACTGCGTCAGCCTGGAACGATATGCCGCATCCCGTGTAGGGGATCGCTGTTCCGTCATCGTGAAAGTCGGCCACGGGGCCTGAAAGGGTGTTGCCGATACGGTTTTGGAATGTGAAGTCACCTTCACGGGACATAAACACGCGCCCAAATTCGGCTGTTTGGTTTATTTGGGTGATGTAGGAAAGGGCGTTTGTGCCTGCGGAAACGGTGTATGCGGCATCATGGCCAAGGTTAACTGTGCCTGTGGCAATGTTTCGTTGTGCGGCTGGGAAAGCCACTTCGGGCAAACTAAGCACTGTTGAAATGCGCGCGCCCGATAGTTGGGCTGACGGGTTGAATTCGTCTAGGTAGGTTTGGGCCAGCAAATAAAACTGATCCGCGCCGTAAACGGTGACACTGTCTAATTCTCCTAACCCAAAGTTGTAGTCATAATTGACCACATATCCTGAAAAAAGCAATTCAGGGGTGTTGGTGGAATCGTACCGAATTAACTTTAATTCACGCATTGGGGCCAACCCTGGTTGTGAATCTTCAGTGTTGTAAAAAGGTGAATCCTCATCAAACGGATTGAAAATACCATCCACATCGGTGATGTTGAAAGTGATTGTGCCAGCACTGAATTGGTCGCCTGTATCACGGCGGCCGCGTTTCACCGCAATGTTTGTAGTGGATTCTAAAACTGATGCAAATTCTGTTGTTCCATCTAATACAAAATCGGTGTTGTCAAGAACGCCTTTGGTTGCGCTGTCTAGGGTAAAGCCGTCAACAATGAATCCGGTAGCAATTTGCAGGTCATAATTGCCCGAATCTAAAACCGCGTAGCCGCTCATGCAATGTTTAAATTCAAAGGCCCTGCGGAACGCTGATAGGCGCGCAAAGCGTTAAGAACTGTTTGCCCTATTTCTGCCGAAGTTGCCAGCCCACCGTTCACATTGATGTTGACATCACCGCCGCCGCCTGCACCCATTTTGGACAATGGCACAACTGCTTCAGGGCCTGCTTCACCAATCAAAGCCAAAGTTGGACGGTTCACAATGCCGCCTTCAGCCATCTTTGGAATCTCGCCGCTAAAAGTGGAAATGATTTTGTTTACCCGTTCCGTGATGACCACATCAATGTTGACATTGCGTTTCATCTTGGCTGCAATCTCATCCATCTTCTTCATCAATTTCGGGGTCATCAAATCTAATTCGCCAACCAAACCGTCAACCATTTTTTGCGCTGAATCAACACCGCTTTGATACCACTTTGTTGCAGCGGTCAAACCAACCTTGTCAGCGGCCGCCTTGGCTGAATCCACCAAAGCGTTCGTTTCGTCAATTGCCTTTTGGCCGCCTTTAATAAGTTCCAAAGCAATTTCCGCGCCAGCCACATTGCCTGCGTCCAACACATATTGCAAAGCATCCTGTGACAATCCAGCGGCCAACGCTTTTTCTAGGTTGCTGGAATAATCTTCAATGCCTTTGACTTGCTTTCGTAGGTTCTCTAAGAATCCTACAAAACCATAGTCACCATCTTCCAAGGCTTTGTTGAAATCTAAAGCCCCTAAAACAGCATCGGAAACGCTGGTTGCAAAGTCTGCAAATTCGGCTTTGGCATCTTCCAGTTTGTCTTTGGCTGTGTCCACTGCATCAGACAGTTTTTCTTTTAACGCGGCGGCAAATGATTCAACTTCTTTTTTTGCGCCTGTAATGGCTGGCGGTGTTTCATTAAATTTCTTGTTAAAGATTCCAGCGGAATCAGCCATGCGCATTTGCTGTTGGGCAGATAATCCCATTGCCTGGTTATATGCACCTGTTTCTTCTTTGGCATCAAAGAAACCCGATCCAATAAGTTTAATTCCGTTGATTAAAAAACTGACGCTGCTTGTCGCGCTTTCAACAATCTTTCTGAACAAACCAATTTTTTTCATGGCGTCATCGGATGGTGTTGGTATCTTTCCAAATGCGGTAGCAATGTCCACAAGGCCGTTTGCAAAGTCGGTCATTGCTGGAAGCATTTGTTGACCCAATTGGATCTGAAAGTTTTTCATTAACGCGCTAAGTGTGCGTTGGCTGTTTGCTGCACCATCGGCTGTGCGCGCAAAGTCTCCTTGTGCGTCACTTGTCTGTTTATAGATAGCAGACTGGGCGGCCAAAATCTTTTGTTGGGCCGTTAATGTTCCGCTTCCTTTGTAAATGCCAAGCCTCATTGCTTCGGCCTTTAAGGTGGCATCGTCTAGCAAAACGCCGTAGCGGCGCAAAGGTTCTGATTCTCCACGCAAAGCAGCCCCAATGGCCAGCACTGCTTCTTCAGGGGTGGTGTTGTTGAAAGATGCCAAGTCGGTTGAAAGTGCCACAAAGTCGGTTGTGAACAGTGCTAAATCTTCGCCTGCTAAACCTGCGGCTTTACCGAATGTGCCAAATGTGCCAGCGGCACTTAGAACATCCTGTTGTGATTGACCCAAAGAAACAGCGGCATCCTTAGCAAAATCCTTGACGCTCTTGGAAGCGCGCCCAAAAATGACATTGACTTTGGAAGTGGATTCTTCAAAGTCTGAAGCGGCTCTGATGGCTGGGGCGATTACTGAAGTGAATGTGCCAATAGCGGCGGCGGCTGGAAGGATTGCTTTCTGCAACAGGAACATACTTTTGGAACCTGCACCTTCCAAGGATGCAAATTCGGCTTTGGCTGCGGCCACGCCTTTCGGATTAAATTCCGAAATGATTGGAATTCTAATTGCCATCAGTTATCAATTTTCTGTTTGTTTCGTCCATTACATCGCCAACTAAGTCAAGCACGGCCAACTGAACTTGTGCGGCATTTCCTTCATACGCTGGCCACATGACGCGTGAAGCGTTGCCTGCACCACTGGCCACAAGGTTTTGAACAAAAGTGGAATCTTTGTTTGTGCGTCCAGCCATGTCGTAGATGGAACCCCACCCTGTTTTCTGCACAATAAAGAATGCGCCGACATCATCGCTTTTGCCTTTGCGTGTGTCAATCTTGGCAACCACACCTTTTGCCACCAAACCGCCATCCCAGCCCCCCAGGCGCGTGTGCGGCCGTGCCATGCCTGAAAGTGGCGGAGACTTAGGAAATGCCGCCTTGGCTTGTTTTGAGACAGGCTTCACAATGTCTTTATAGCGTTTGGTGTACTGACGCCGTAGCCGTGGATTGATTTTGTTTAGTTCTTTTAAAGCAGCCTTGACACCGTAAACCTTGATAGTTGCTTGTGTCATCGCTGCCGCCTTTCCTTCGCTTGTTCATTAAGAACACTAATGACTGTTTGAAGGTCGCGTGTATCAAATTCTATGTGCGGCGGAAACCACCCTACTGAAACTAGAAGTTCTGCTAGTTGCCTTCGGTAGGTTCCGCGCCCGTAGGGTTTGGGTTTGTCATGTCCACCGCTTCAATTTCCATGTCAGGGTTGGCTTCCAACCACAACTTTGGTGAAGCACCAAGTTTGGATTTGTAACTGGTTGTTTTCAACATGAAGTGAGCCCAAAAAACCATGTCCATGACACCGATTCCACGGCCATCAGACACCTTGCGATTCTCTTGCTTTTCCCACTCTGCAATGCAAAGCAGGTTTGTTGTGACAATGATTGGTTCATCCCCTGGTGTAGGGGTAACTTTCAATTTCAGTTTCACTTTGTCTCCTTGTGTCGGGCCAAGTGATGGCCGTGATCAACTAACGCTTAGCGCGCCACCGGTAAAGGTTAAATCTACGGTGCTTAATTCTCCGAGCGCGCCATTGATAACTGGCATGGATTCTAGGTAGCAATTGGCGAGGGTGAACACTTTGGTGACTGCGCCTTCAATGACGGTTGCAACGATTGTTGTTTGTGTGCCAACGATGGATGCAAGTGTTTGGTAAGTCTCACTTGCTGCATATGATTGAAAAAGTGTCATGGTGCATTCGTTGTTATACAAGCCGCCTGTGTATGTGCGGCCAGTGTCTGCAAGGGTTGTTTTGTCCAAGGCTTCGCGCAATTGCGTGAACACAATGCCTGTGCATTGATCCACCAATGAAACGCTGTTCACGGTCAATGCTGACAAGTTTGAAAGATAAGTTGAAGTGGCCATTTTTACTCCTTAGGTGTTTTCTTGATAGTAGATGATTTTTTAGGTGTGTCGGTGGATTCAGGCTCATAAGCAATAAAACCGCCGTCAATTAAAGCCTGGACATTGACGCCTTCGGATGGTTCAAAGTAGTCGCCTACCTT